TCTGGTGTTATGGATGACACAATTAAACAGGTTATCAACCTTGCGATGTTCTGCCAACGAATTCAAATTCCATATCAGGTATTTGCCTTTACGACTGGTCGTTCATCTTCTCGCGATGAAGATATTCTTCGTAGAGCAGGTGCTAATTCTGCTGCTGAAACAATGAGTGGGTTTGCTGACACTGGTTATCACCTACTTGAGTTCTTTAATAATAAGATGACCAACAGCGAATTTAATGCTATGATTGATTATTTGTTTAATCGTCCATGGGCTTACTCAAGGGATTATGATTTGAACAGCACTCCGCTGAACGAATCTCTCTTGTTCCTTTGCGACTATGTTGGAACTTTCATCAAGAAGAATACTGTTGAGAAAATGTCTTTGATTACTTTGACAGATGGATCTGGTCATGCGATTCATGGTGCTGGTCAAAGTTTGCGTAGCTACAAACACAGCGATGATTACAAAACTACATACAAGGTAAAGAATTTTATTCGCGACCCAATGACTAAGAAGGAATATCCTTTGTCTGACAATGGTGGTGAACAAACTCGTACCTTCTTGCGTATCATTAAGGATCGTTACGGTATCAAAACTGTTGGATTCCATGTGGCTCATAACAGTCGCCGTGATATTGGTTGCTTCATTCGTGATAATGTTGGTGGCGTATCAAATAGCCAAGAATATTACATGACTGAACAGATCCGCAAGGATATTCGCCAGAACGACTATGCTTTGATCCAAAACACAGGTCGTGATGAGATGTATCTGTTGTCAGCTTCCAAACAGAAAATTGAGGAGGGTGACCTTAAGATTGACTCTACAGCGAATGCCAAGTCTATTGCAAAACAATTCAGCAAATACCTCGGTGTAAAGAAGTCCAGCCGAGTAGTTCTGAGTCGTTTCGTGGGCTTAGTTGCGTAAGTTATTGATTTTAAAGGAGAAAATAACCCTATAAAAAGTAGGGTTATTACTTGCTTTTAATTGCCAAATAGGGTATAATTATATTATGGAATTGATTATGGAGGTCGTTATGTGGGATGGATTTACTGATAATGAGTTGATCAACCTTGCTGTAGAATATGGCATTCAGGATCAATTAGTTGTGATTGGTGGGCGATTATTCAACCGAGAAGAAGTTGAAGCACACTTGACCGAAGTTGAATACGATCTTGCATTTCGTGCTTGACTTTAATTGTGAAAAGTTGTATAATTATTGTATATTATGAATGGAGTGAATGATGGCAGATGCTAACTATGTGAATGAGTTTGAAACAAAACTCTTTGAGTTGTTCCCCGATGTTAAAACAACATCCACAGTTTCCCGTAAACAGCTTCAAACTGTTATGGAGAAATTAAAATCTTCCAAGTATCCGACTTGGTTGATGCAAAATAAACTTGGTCGTGGTTTGTATGCCATTCCTGGTGGTAGCATAACAGCTCCAATCGCAGGCAATACTGCCCTTGCTCCGAAACAACCTGAGAGTGTTATTGTGGATTATACAAACCTTGATTCCCTTGTTCCAAAGTTGGATGCAAACTATGTTCCCTTTGGTAATTACAAAGACTTAGAACGAATCATTGCTTCTAAGCAGTTCTACCCAACTTATATTTCTGGTCCAACTGGTAATGGTAAATCTACTTCTATCGAGCAGATTTGTGCCAAGTTACATCGACCACTTATCCGTGTAAACCTAAACAAAATGACTGACGAAGATCAGTTGATTGGTTCTAAGACCCTTGTCGATGGTAATGTCGAGGTCGTTGAAGGTCCAGTAATGATTGCGATGCGTCTAGGCATCCCTCTTTTGCTCGATGAGATTGACGCTGGTGGTGCCAATACTTTGTTATGTCTCCAGCCAATCTTAGAGGGCAAACCTTTCTACTTCAAACTTAAGAACGAGATGGTTTATCCAGCTGTTGGTTTTAACTTGTTCGCAACTGCTAACACAAAGGGTAAGGGTAGCGATGATGGTCGTTACATCGGTACCAATGTTCTTAACGAAGCATTCTTAGAGCGTTTCGCAGTTACTTTCAATCAAGAATACCCTGATGCGAAAGTAGAGATTAAGATTGTTGAAAATCTTATGAAGTCTTTTGGTTGCCATGATGCAGATTTTGCGAGCAACCTTGTTAAGTGGGCTGAAGCAATTCGTCGCACTTTCGATGCAGGTGGTGTTGACGAAACAATTACCACTCGTCGTCTGGTTCACATCGTTCGAGCATTCTCGATCTTCAAGAATCAGAAGAAAGCAATTGAGTTGTGTACTAATCGTTTTGACGACGCAACTCGTCTTGCCTTTGTTGACTTATTCGACAAGGTATCCGCAGGTGAATTGGTTGTTGAAGAACCTGTTCATGCTGAGGAAGTCAAAACTGAAGAAAACATTCCATTTTAATTGAAGGAGTATTATATTATGTTGAAATTTAAAGATCTAACCAAGTCACAGAAGCAGTTTATCGTTCGTACTTTGGAAAACTTTCCTGAGTATTACAAAGAAAGCACACTGGGTGCCAAGCAAATCCATGCATCTTATTACAAGATGAAGGCTGAGCGTGATACCTCTGGTGAGAAGTTGGGTTATCCTAACTGGTTGCAAACAAATAACCGAGTAGGTCGTGGTCAGTATCAAATGCCTTGGCCAACCGAAACCGAATTGAAGTCCTTCTCAACTGTAAAAGTTGCAAAGGTTGATAAAGATGCAAGTAAACTTCAAGAAATTATTGACACAAGCGATGATTTCGAGGTAGAATATCAATCTGATGAAGACTTCATCAAGGAACTCCGCGATAACGGCATCTCCGTTTAAGCGAGTTTGAGGGATGGTTAATGCCATCGCCATCCCTCTTTTTTTATACGATGGTTATATTATGGAGTTATTACATGTCTAAGAAAGACTTATTGTTGAAGCATTTACAAGCAGGTAAGGTATTTACTGCTAAGCAAATTACAGCTTCTTTTGGTATTGCTAACCCAGCTCGTCATGTTCAAGTTTTGCGTGAACAAGGTTACTGTGTATACAGCAACCCAACTAAGTTGAGCAATGGCACAGTTGCTACCAAGTACCGTATCGGTGCTCCAAGTCGCAAGATCATTGCCTTGGCTAACGCAATTGCTGGCGCAAAAGCATTTACTCGTGCTTAATTTGTGAGTACATATGAGTCTGGGATCTTGCGAGTTCTCAGACTCATTTTCATTATGGAGTTTTAATGGGATGGTTTAAACCTATGGCGACAAAAGATGATGTAAAGAAATCCCAAACAGCTACAACTGGTGGGCGTAAATTTGATGGTGGTAAGCTACAGTATGGCTTGCTACCTCCACTCGCATTGAAGGCTACAGTAGAAATCTTGACCTTTGGTGCTGAGAAGTATGAACCAGATAACTGGAAACATGTTCCCGACTCTAAGCGTAGATATTATGACGCAATGCAAAGACACTTATGGGCATGGAAAGAGGGAGAACAAAATGATCCAGAGACAGGTAAGAATCACTTGGCGCATGCAATGTGTTGCCTAATGTTCTTATATGAACACGATGTAAAATATTCAAAGGAATAATATGTTTAAAGAAATTTCAGCAATTGTAGTAGGGTGGATTGCTCTTGTTGTTCTTGGTATGTTTGGTAGCTTTTATGCTTACCAATATTTCGCACCAAAATATCGTGCAGTAGATAATCAGGTTTTCAAACAATCTGAACAATATAATGATGGTATGATTCGCGACTTGGAAAATCTCCAAATGGATTATATCAACGCTGATAAAGACCACAAGGATGCGCTTCGTGCTATCGTCCTTCATCGTTTCTCTGTTTACCCAGAGGACAAGTTGCCACCAAACCTTCGTAACTTTTATAATGATTTGAAAGTAGGTAAGTAATATGAAAAAACTTTTATTGGTATTGCCTTTTGTAGCTTTGTTGTCAGCTTGTGATGATCATCCAGACAGTCGTCGAATTGAAGCTGCGAAGCAGGAAGAAATGCAATTACAAGCTGTTCAGTCAGTTGGTATGCCAGCAATCACTAATTTTGCTGAGAAGCGTATGTTCAAAGATATCCTTGAGTTGCGCGATCGTAGTGTTCCAACTACAACCTATTTGGTCGGTATGAATAACCAATTGACTAAAGTATGCGACTCAGTTGGCTATGGCTTACCTTACGCAACACAGTACACAAATCCACAGATGCGTGTTAGTGGACAGAATGGTAATGTTACATTGCCTCAGGCAGACCCAAATGGATTATACAGTCCAGCTGCTGCTGATGGCACATGGGTTCTTTGTGTTGACCACAAGGATGGTAAAGCCAAACCTGTTTACATTGAACCACGAATCATTGTAAGTCCTATCGCTTTACAATAAAAATATTTGACACACATCACATTTTTAGGTATAATGTTTTATACATATTATTATGTTTTTAATTTGGAGAAAAAATGAAACTAAGTAAAGCCACTATCGAACTTCTACAAAACTTTTCCAGTATTCATGGGAATCTTTTGTTGAAGAAAGGTACTAAGATTGCTACGATTTCTGAGCAGAAAAATATTATGGCATCCTCTGTTGTTGCCGAAGACTTTCCTCAGGAGTTTGGTATCTATGACCTGAACGAATTCCTCAACGCACTATCTTTGTTTGAAGATCCTGAGTTGAAGTTCCACGAGAAATATGTCACCATCAAACAAGGCGACAACCATATCAACTATTACGCAGCAGAAGCTGGTAACCTTACAGTACCACAGAAGGAAATCGTTTTCCCTGACGCTGAGATTAACTTTAAGTTGACAGCTGGTCAGTTGAACCTTATCCGTAAAACTTCAGGTGTTTTGGCTGCTCCCGACTTAACTATCTCTGGTGATGGTAAGAAAATCACTGCCGTAGTTGGTCAGAAGAAGAACGCAACTGGTAACAATTTTGAAGCACATCTTGGTGAGACCGACAAGAAATTTAAGGTAAATCTTAAAGTTGAAAATCTTAAAATGATCCCAGGAGAATTTGATGTGTCAATCTCAAGCAAGCGAATCTCAAGATTCCAACGAAGCGACCTCGTCTACTATGTCGCAGTTGAAGCAGACTCCACCTTCGACTTCTAATTATTATGTAGTGCCAGAGCAGGGTGATGAGGATCGCCCTGTTAATACTTATGGGCAACATTGATTGAAAGATTATATTATGACTAAGCGAAAGCAGATAGCATCTCCTAGAGTTAATCGCAAAGTATTACCAAAAGAAGAACTCTATACTATTGATTTAGAAACTGGTAAAGTTGTTAAGAAAATGGTTTGGTGTGATTACCATGAACAGTGGGAATGGATTGCTGACTTCTATTTAGAAAGTGAAGCCAAAGCCAAATACCCAACTGATGTTAGAAACATGTGTATTGCAGCTTGGGATATCGCAAAGGGTAAAACAGATTTTACTAAGATGTCTACACCAAGATTACCGAAGGAAAAATCAACTGCTTCGCTTATGGCATTTTTTATTTGATTGGAGTTTTATATTATGTTTGTAACAAATGCTAAAATAGTAAATACCATGCTGGGTATTGAAGACCATGGAATTATGTCTTTATCGTTGACGATGACAATGGGTGCGACTGGTCAGGGATTTGGTGGATATGCTCTTGATGGTAAGGGTGGAGAAATTGGTCACGCTAAGTCTATCCTAGCCATTCGTAAGATTTTAGAAACTGTCGGTGTTGAGAAATGGGAAGATCTAAAGGGTCAACTCTGCCGAATTAAAAAAGATAATGAATGGACTGGTCCAATAAAAGCGATCGGACATATAATTGACGACAAATGGTTTTCTCTTGAAGAACATTTTAAATCCGTTTAGTTCTTTCTTTTAATCTATAGAAATCTGAATATTTTGGATTATCGAGTCTTTTTCGAATATTGATTCCTTGATATGCTTTCTGGGCATCACCAACAGAAAGATACTCGATACCCTCGCAAACTACTGGACAGTAATTCTTTGTTAGAGATTTACCTTTCATTGGATGTTCTTTACCAAGCATTCCATAAGTTGGTAAATGTGGGTGAACCCTATTCTTCATACCTAGTTTGTAATTGGGAGATTTTGAAGTATCTCCACCATCTCCGCCGATTGTCATGTTGTACTGCGGTTTTAAAGTTTTAATCCAATATATCTCTTGTTCGTTTGGAAAATCAGTTTCCTCTAAAATTTTAATGGTGAAGTTCTCTATTCCATACTTTCGCATGGCTCTATAGAGATAGGTATTTTGATTTTGGTGATTATAACAATGTCGTTTAAACCTATCCTGGAGACTTTTAGAAGTCTTGCCAACATAGATTTTTGAATTGACTTTGTTAGTAATTAGATATATAATATTAGACATAGTGACCTCTCTTTAGGTTGTTATGTTTAGGGGATGGTTCGCTCCCAACGAACTGTTCCCGACCTTTTATTTATGATTTGGAGAATTTGTTATGAGTGAAAAAGAGTTCCTGTGGGTAGAGCGCTACAGACCAAAAACTATTGATGAGTGTATCTTACCTGATTCTTTGAAGCAAACATTCAAAGAGTTTATTACTAGTGGTCAGTTACCAAACTTTTTGTTCTGCGGAACAGCAGGTGTTGGTAAAACTACAGTGGCTAAAGCACTATGTAATGAGATTGGTGCTGAGTATTTGTTAATCAACGGATCTGAAGAATCTGGTATCGATGTTCTACGAACAAAGATTAAGGGTTTCGCTTCGACTGTTTCGCTAACTGATGCCAAGAAAGTAGTTATCCTTGACGAAGCGGATTATCTTAATGCCAATTCTACCCAACCAGCGTTGCGTGGATTCATTGAGGAGTTCTCTAGCAATTGCCGATTTATCTTTACATGTAACTTCAAGAACCGAATCATCGAGCCTCTACATAGTAGATGTGCCGTTGTTGAGTTCAAGATCGACACGAAAGATAAACAATCTATCGCAGCAAATTTCTTTAAGCGTGCTTCAGGTATTCTTAAAGACGAGGGTATTGAGTTTGATCCAAAAGTTGTAGCAGAAGTTATTACAAGACACTTCCCAGATTATCGTAGAATCTTAAATGAATTGCAGCGATATTCTGTTACTGGTAAAATCGACAGTGGAATTCTTGTAAACTTGTCCGATGAATCTTATAAAGAACTTGTTGGTTATTTGAAGACTAAAGATTTCCCAGCAGTTCGTAAATGGGTTGCTAAGAATTCTGATATTGAAACAACACAGTTGTTCCGTGAGTTGTATGACAAGGCTGTAGATTTCCTTGAGACATCCACAGTACATCATCTTGTTTTGATTTTGGCAGACTATCAGTACAAAGCAGCGTTCGTTGCCGACCATGAATTAAACACAGTGGCAGCGATGACCGAGATTATGATTCAATGTAAATTTAAGTGAGGATGATATGGAAATTGTATTTTATGCTTCCGTCATTCTTTCTTTGATGTTTGTTTTCTTTCTTGGTGCTTTGTTTGGATGGACCAGACATCAAAATTTACTTGAGCGTACTATGGGTAAAATGATTACACATGTTACAGAGGAAATTCGTAAAAATTCTATAGAGATTACTATTGAAAAACATGGTACTATGATCTACATTTATGACAAAAACACAAAGCAATTTATGGCACAAGGTTCTAGTCGTAATGAAATTGAAAACATTCTTCACAAGAAGTTTCCAGGGAAGAAATTTGTAGCTGACCAGAAGGAAATTGATGAGGGGTTTAGCGATGCCAAGTCCTTTTGATTTTATCAATGCAATAAATGTAACCAAAAAAGATTTACTCAGGGAAGATCCACTGAACGAGAAGGATTATTCTCCATTCATGGTAAACAGAGGACTATCTTATTTCTCTGACACAGTCATGATGGCGAATGAGATGAATCGACATGGTGGAATCCCAAAGGTATGGCAGAACGATTTTCTTCTAAATACAGTATCCAAGAAGAAGCGTTTTTCGAAGTGGCATAAAAAAGAAGCCGAGGATAAGGTTGTTCTTCTAATTATGGAATATTATAAATATTCTACTGAGAGGGCAAGGGAAGTCTTAGACATTTTGACACCTGCTCAGATTAAGATTATAGAAGAAAAACTATTCAAAGGTGGAAAATAATGTCTGTCGAAATGATTTATTATGACTGGACTCCAGATTCGATGCTGGAAGTACTGTTACCAGAACCTGATAACTTTTTGAAAATCCGTGAAACTCTTACCCGAATCGGGATCGCTTCCAGAAAAGAACAAAAGTTATACCAATCATGCCATATTTTGCATAAACAAGGTAGGTATTTTATCGTTCATTTTAAGGAACTGTTCGCCCTCGATGGTAAGGAATCGAACATTACTTCCAACGATGTAGAGCGCAGAAATACTGTAGCTGGATTATTGCAAGATTGGGGTTTGCTTTCTATCGTACATCCAACGAAAGCAGAACCAAAAGTTTCTCTGTCACAGATTAAGGTTGTGGCATATAAAGAGAAAGACCAGTGGGAATTAGTCCCTAAATATAATATCGGTAAGAAGGTTACCGTAACTAAATAATTTTAAACTTGGAGTGAATTGAAATGAATGATTCTATCATTAAACTTGAATTGAGTATCGACGAAGTAAACATGGTTCTTCGTGTATTGGGTAAGCATCCATTCGAAGAAGTTGTTACTTTGGTTACTAAAATTAAATCACAAGGTGATCCACAGGTAGACGCAATTGTGCAGGCTCAACAAGCTGCTCAAGCGCCAGCTACTCCTGAGGCACCAGCTGCCCCAGCAGCGTAATCTATTCACCTTAGGACCACTAAGTTACGAATCGTTGGTAAAGCTGTCAGTACGTTAAGCTGTCGCTGGAACCAGTAACCAGCAAAACACTATGCCCATTTGGGGTAGTGAATTTTATTTTAACTCGCTTAATAGGAGATATAACATGGGTAACAACAACCAATTTGCATTATTTGGTCCAGGATTCAAGGACTTCGACAAATTCTTTGTCGGTTTTGATGATACAGCAAAACAGCTGCAGGCAATGCATGCTGATCTAACTAAAAACATTCCCAACTATCCACCATATAACATTCGCAAGAATGATGAGAACTCATACACAATTGAAATCGCAGTAGCTGGTTTCGGTGAGTCTGAGATCGACATCACTATCGATGGTGGTAAGTTAATTGTTAAAGGAAATGTTGAAGCTGAAACAGATGAGTCTTATGACTATTTGTTTAAGGGTATCGCAACTCGTGCGTTTACTCGTGCGTTCGCTATCGATGATCACATTGAAGTAAAGAACGCAGAACTATTCAATGGTATGCTTAAGATTGCTCTGGAGCGTCTTATCCCTGAGGAAAAGAAACCAAAGAAAGTTCCAGTAAAGACAACTGGGAAAAAAGAATTTTTGACTGAGGAGAATCAATAATGTCCATTCTAAAATCTATTAAGGGTTTTGTTATGGAAGTTATTGCATGTATTCAAGAAGCAAAAAGAATGCAAGCAGAGGAGCATACAAAATGGCACTCTTAAAATTCTTTTCTTTTTTGTTTAAACAATCTTCGCCTTTAGAAGATTACATTGTAAGTAAAAATCCTCAGACATCATCTGATGTTGAACACTGGACTCGTAGATACTACGATGGTCAAGCGAGGGGTCTATAATGTGTAACTGGATCCCTATGACTGATGATGATTGGGATTGGGTAAATGGAAAGATTCCGCCAAACCCACAGAAGTAATAACAAGGGAGCTTCGGCTCCCTACTTCTTCTGCTTCATAAATAGAAGTATGAAGAAAAGAGCAAGCGTATTTCCAAACATGGTAACTTATGTACCCATCCGAAGAAGAGATTGGGTATTAAAGATCTCAATCTTTAAAGATCACTCTATATTGATTGTTGGTTATAATGTTTATACCTTCTCTACAGTAGTGAAACAATTTGACAATGCAGATCTCGCTGCATCTTTTGTAGATTTTTTAGTTGAACAGGAAGAGTTATAATGAGTAATGATATTAAAGTTTTTAAAATGATTAATGGTGAAGAAATTATTGGTCAAGTTTTTATTGCATTCGGCGACCATTTTGAGATTAAAGAACCAGCCCAGATCGTCCTTCAAAGAGATCCAAAATCTGGTGGTGTTGGAGTCGCAATCGCTCCATATATGCCCTATGCTGATGGTAATGTAGACATCTATAAGTCTGCCATTGGATCTTCTTGCATTCCTTCCAAAGATCTTGTAAACGAATACAACCGAATCTTTGGAGCAGGGATTATAGTTCCCCCAGCCCAAAGCATTATCGCCCCTGTATAATCCTTGCAAGGACTGAAAAAGTCCTTGACATTTATTCAATAATCAGGTATAATATATGAATACCTGAGGAGTTTTTATTATGTTTATGTTCGATATTGAAACACTGGACGCTGAGTCAACTGCCGTTGTCTTATCTGCGTCCATCATTCATTTTGAAATTGGTGAAAAAGTAACCTACAATGAATTGCTGAACAGAGCATTATTTGTTAAGTTCAATGCACAAGAGCAGGTTGATCTTGGTCGTTCAGTTGACAAAGGTACAGTTGAATGGTGGTCACAACAACACGAATATGTCCGCAAGATTTCTCTTGCTCGACTCAAAGATGATTTGACAATCTCAGATGGAATCAATAAAATAAAAGAATATATCGCACATTTTCCAGAGAAAGACCAAACCTTTTGGGCTCGTGGTTCTCTAGATCAAATGTGTATTGATAGTCTTTGTAAATCAATCAAGGTTGATTTAATTGCTCCGTATAATGTTTGGCGTGATGTTCGAACTGCTGTTGATTTACTCTGCGAAACAGGTAAGAATGGTTACGCAACAGTAGAAGCAACTGGATTTGAGCGACACAATGTGATTAAGCACCACCCAACTCACGATTGTGCTCTTGATATTATGATGTTACTTTATGGAAAATAAATATGTTAGAATGTTTAATTATGGGAGACAGTATAGCTGTCGGAACACATGTATTTAAACCTAGTTGTGAGTATTACGCTGAGGGTGGTATAAACAGTTATCAATGGGTCAACCGAAACATTGGTAAAGCTCCATACGAAGCAAAAACTGTTATCATTAGTTTGGGTAGCAACGACCACAAGTATGTTAAGACTGAAGAAGAATTAAGAACAATCCGAACAATGACGAAAGCGGATAGAGTTTACTGGATTCTGCCTGCAATCAAACCTAACATTCAAGAGATTGTTAAGAAAGTTGCTGCTGAATATGGCGACACTGTTTTGCCAATTACTAGATTGCAACCAGACGGGATTCACCCAAGCTGGGCAGGTTATAAAGAAATCGTTAAGGAAACAAATTGAATTTTTACACCAATGTAGTACAATATGGTAGTAAAATGCTTGTTCGTGGCTATGATGAGAATGGTCAGTTCAAGCATCGTGTCGACTTTCAACCAACGATCTATGTTCCATCAAAAACACCAACCGATTATAAAACTCTAGAGGGCAAATATGTTGCTCCTCTGAATCCAGGAACGATACGAGACACTCGAGATTATATTGACCGATATAAAGATGTTTCTGGTTTCGAGATTTATGGTAACAATAATTTCGTTGCTCAATATATCAGCGACAACTATCGTGGTGAGATTATCGGCGACACCGATAAAATTAAAGTATTCACAATCGACATTGAAACAGCAACCGAGTTTGGCTTTCCTAATATTGAACAAGCCAATGAGGAAATGCTTCTCATTACTATTCAAGATAACAAAACAAAAGACATTACAACTTGGGGTCGTAAACCTATCGGCAACTCAGGCGATGTTGAGTATCGTTGTTTTGAATCTGAGTCGGCAATGCTTCAAGACTTTCTAGTCTGGTGGCAGATGAACTGCCCTGATGTTGTTACTGGTTGGAATATTAACTTCTTTGATATTCCATATTTGGCTCGAAGAATTGAGAATCTTCTTGGTGAGTCTTTCGCTAAGAAACTATCGCCATGGGATTTAATCACTCAACGCAAAGTTGCCATGAAAGGTAGTGAGGAATTGACATACGACATTCAAGGTGTTGCTATGTTGGATTACCTTGACCTTTATAAGAAATACACATACACAACACAAGAGTCTTATCGTTTAGACCATATCGCTTCGGTTGAGTTGGGTGATAAGAAACTTGACTACAGCGAATATGGTTCGTTCAAAGATTTCTATGAACAAAACTGGAAGAAGTTCGTTGCCTATAACATCCACGATGTGCAGATTGTCGACAAACTTGAAGACAAAATGAAACTGATTGAACTTCAGTTGGTTATGGCGTATAACGCAAAGATCAACTATGAAGATGTATTCTCGCAAGTTAGAATGTGGGATGCGATTATCTATAATCATCTTCGCGATCAAGGTATTGTGATTCCAGGCAACTCTGGTAACAAGAAGTGGGATAAGTTTGAAGGTGCTTATGTTAAAGATCCATTGGTTGGACTTCATAAGTGGGTAGCTTCCTTCGACTTGAACAGTCTATATCCTCACTTGATTATGCAGTATAACATCTCGCCTGAGACAATGCTTGAGGGTCGCGAAACTGTCAATGTGGATTATCTTCTTGATCAAAGATTTGACACATCTGAAGTTAAAGCCAAGGGTGTTTCTATGACTGCGAATGGTGTTTGTTATCGCAAAGATAAGCAAGGGTTCATGCCTGAACTTATGGAGAAGATGTATAAAGACCGAAGCAAGTACAAGAAACAAATGCTTGGCGTTCAACAACAGTATGAGAAAGACAAGTCTAAGAAAGAACTACTGAAGGAAATCTCTCGACTCAATAACCTGCAGATGGCAATGAAGATTGCTCTGAACTCAGCTTATGGTGCGATGGGTAATCAGTATTTCCGTTACTTCGACTTACGAATGGCAGAGGGTATTACGACTTCTGGTCAGTTGAGTATTCGTTGGATGGCAAACAAGTTGAACGAGTTTATGAATAAAACTCTTAAGACTACCAAGAAAGATTATGTCATTGCGATTGATACCGATTCAATCTATCTTACCCTTGAAACTTTGGTTGAATCAACTTGCGCAGGTAAAACTGACGAACAGAAGATTCAGTTTATGGATAAAATCTGTGAAGAAGTTTTCCAACCATTTATTGACAAAGGATATAAAGAACTTGCCGACTATATGAATGCGTTCGATCAAAAGATGCAGATGAAGCGAGAAGTTCTTGCCGACAAAGGTATTTGGACTGCTAAGAAACGATACATATTAAATGTGCATAATTCTGAGGGAGTACAATTTGCTGAACCTAAGATTAAGGTTATGGGTTTGGAGATGGTCAAGTCATCTACGCCAGCAGTTATTCGTGACAAACTTAAAGATTCGATCAATGTTATTCTGGAAGGTGACGAGAAGAAACTACATAGATACATTGAAGAATTCCGTGACACATTTAATAAGCTGAGTATCGAGGAGATTGCCTTTCCTCGTGGTATTAATGGTATCAAAGAATATGCTGCCAGTTCTACAATCTATCGTAAGTCTACACCGATTCATGTTCGTGGTGCTTTGTTGTTTAATCATCAGTTGAAAGAACTAAATTTAACACACAAGTATCAACCTCTGAAGGATGGCGATAAGATTAAGTTTGTGTATCTGAAAACTCCCAACAGGATTCAGGAAGATATTATTTCTTTCTCACAGACATTACCAACTGAATTTGACCTACATAGATATATTGACTATGAAAAACAATTTCAGAAGGTTTTCCTTGATGCGCTTCAGATTGTCATTCAACCATTGAAGTGGAATGTAGAGGAGCAATCTTCCTTGGAGGATTTCTTTGGATAATATTAGAGTAATTAAAACTGGTATTAATGTTTCAAAAATATTAAACCAGTTGAAACAGTACCCACAAGATTGGGGAGGTCAGAAACGCATGGAAGGTTCTATGAATGTCCATGATGAGTTTGGTTTTCCTGATGTTGAGGCAGGTGTTCTACAACTTGTCATTGGTGCTGTTAAAAGTAAGGATGATTATGTTGGGGATACAGAACTTTGCGTTCCAACACCAGCATATAATCATCATACGGAAGTTATTGGATTCTTGAAGCGACACTTCCATACCTTTTCTCGTTGCGGATTCCTATCGTTGCCTGTTGGCGGACAAGTAGGAAGACATATCGACATCGGTACATATTATGAAACAAGAGATCGTTACCATTTATCTATACAAGGAAGATATAGATATTATGTTGGTGATGAACATTATGATGTAGAGCCAGGAACTTTATTTTGGTTTAACAATAAACTGGAGCATGGAACCGACAACATTGGTAACGAAGTCAGGATAACTTTTGTATTTGATGTTCCGCATCACAAAGGTAATCCTTGACCTGCAAACATATACATAGTATACTATAAGAAAGAATGGAGAAATATATGGGCATTTTAGATAAACTCAAAAAGAATACAACAATCAAAGACTCTTCGGTTTTGTCACAATCGAAATTCTTTACGAAGAAGGATATGATTCCGACTTCTGTTCCAGCAATTAACATCGCATTGTCGGGTAGATTAGATGGTGGTCTAACTCCTGGACTTACAATGTGGGCTGGTCCATCAAAACATTTTAAGACTGCTTTCAGTTTGTTGATGGCAAAATCTTATATGGAAAAATATCCTGATGCTGCTTTATTATTCTATGACTCTGAGTTTGGTACTCCTCAGTCATACTTCGACAGCTTTGGTATTGACACTGAGAAAGTTATTCATACACCAATCACTGACCTTGAGCAATTGAAATCAGACATTATGCAACAGCTTAATGGTGTTGAGCGTGGTGATCATTTGATTATTGTTATCGATTCAATTGGTAATCTTGCTTCTAAGAAAGAAGTTGATGATGCCCTTGAAGGTAAATCCGTTGCTGACATGACTCGTGCCAAAGGTATGAAGTCGTTGTGGCGTATGGTAACTCCTCACTTAAATTTAAAAGACATTCCTTGTGTGGTTGTTAATCATACCTACATGGAAATTGGTATGTTCCCTAAAGCAATTGTTGGTGGTGGAACTGGCGCATATTATTCGGCTGACAATATTTTCATTATTGGTCGCCAACAAGAAAAAGAAGGGACGGAAGTCGTTGGATACAATTTTATTATCAATGTGGAAAAATCTCGCTATGTTCGTGAGAAGTCAAAAATACCTATTACTGTATCTCATGATGGTGGTATCAGTCGTTGGTCTGGCTTGCTTGACATTGCTCTTGAATCAGGACATGTCGTCAAGCCATCGAACGGATGGTATAGTAAAGTCGACAAAGATACTGGTGAAATAGAGGAAAAGAAATATCGTGTTAAAGATACTGATACAAAAGAGTTCTGGTTGCCTATCCTTATGCAAAAATCTTTTATTCAGTTCGTTAAAGACAAGTATCAGGTTGCCTCAAAAGATATTCTCAAAGATGAGGAAATCGTCAAAGAATTGGCAGAAATCGATGAATCCGAGTGATATTCTAAGACCACATAAAAGATTGGAGCGCAATGGAGTTATTGCGCTTCAGTTGACAACTGGTCCATTTCAGGGTATAATATTTTCATATGGTGGAGTTAAGTTTGAAGAAAATAAAGAACAAGACAGATTGCATGTTAAGTTTGACTACACCATACATGATAATGAACCTGACGATTTAGATAAACCAGCTTTTGAAAAAGAGTTGGGCGACTTTCTTGTAGAGTTGGTTGTCTATCAAATGGCTGAAAAGAATTTAATTTACAAAGGCGGAATTGATGAGGTTGGAGAAAACGATATTATCGAACTTGATACATAATGAAGAATATTGTAGAAAAGTTGTTCCACATTTAAAGACAGAGTATTTCCAAGATAGAAAAGAATCTATCATTGCACATGAGTTGATCAGATTCTTCAATGAGTATAACAAACCTGCATCTCCAGAAATTCTAGCGATTGAGATTGGTAATAGAACTGATCTTGGCGATAAAGAAATTCCTGAGTTTGAAGTTTATATTAACGAACTAACAACTAAAGAAACTAATGAAGATTGGTTGATTGGTGAGACTGAAAAGTTTTGTCGAGATAAGGCAGTTTATAATGCGATTCTACATTCAATCAAAATCATTGATGGTGGAGATAAAGTCAGAACGAAAGATTCTATTCCTTCTATCCTTTCTGATGCTCTTGCCGTCTCTTTTGATAATCATGTCGGTCATGATTATATCGAAGATTATGATGAGAGGTATGAATTCTATCATCGAGTGGAAGAAAAGATTCCGTTCGACTTAGACTTGTTCAATAAGATTACCAAGGGTGGTCTAAGTAAGAAAACTTTGAATGTTGTTTTGGCAGGAACAGGGGTTGGTAAATCCTTGTTTATGTGTCATGTGGCAGCATCAACTTTAATGCAAGGTAAGAATGTTCTCTATGTAACTATGGAGATGGCTGAGGAAAGAATCGCAGAGCGTATCGATGCGAATCTAATGAACATTGGTATGGACGAGTTGAAAGTTATTGACAAATC